GCATTGTGTATCTTACAAGATAACACATACAATACCTATCGTCACCTTCGCGTTCCCACTTACTATAGTAAAGAGTTTTTTCTTTTTCTCTTATGATCTCGCCTGTTGCGCCGAGGGTGTCATAGCCACAATACTGAACCTTGTCGCCCACTTTCATTCTTCGTTCCTAATCCTACGATAAGCACCCACAGTCACAGGGAACAGATCCGTAGCAATCTCCAAGCAAGCCTCGGCAACCTTTTGGATCTCCCATTGTGCCCCTTCGTGTGTGCGAAGGTCAATGAACTTCAAGAGGTTAGACAGATTGACTGTCCCGTAGTATTCAGTGTAGAGGTTCTGTGGTAGAACTCCACGGGCTTGTTCTCGGCAGACACCTGCTTCGATCAACCTGTTAAAGAGTCCAAGAGAATCTCCATGATGTGCTCTGATAACTTTACTAACAGGATCGAAGTAAGGGGCGCCATGATTATAAGGGTCTTGCCCACTAATGATCTGTGGATCAATCAACTCTTCAGCATTGCTTGCTTGTCGGTTGCTCTTGTGTTGTGTTCTGAACGCTTCTGGTTCGTAGAACTTGATGTTTACATCAGTGTAGCGGCGAGAAATTTCATTATAAGACCAAGTTCTGTGACGGTGGTGTTGAGAACGCACATACAGAGGTACACTAAAACGGAAAGTAACAAGATTATGTTCCAGTGTGCTAGTGTGCCTATGCTTGATGAGGTAGTTGATGAGTCTTCTGTCTCTTCCATCTAGTTCTTCCTTTTCCACACCGAATGATACTCGGGCAGAGTTTACAACGGTAAGGTCGTCACCCATGTGGCTTACATAATCAACGCGACCGATACCGTCGCCATAAATCTCGATTGACTTCTCGTACATTTGTTCTCCGTTATGTCTATAACATAACAGATGCAAGACTATTCGTCAAGTTCTTCAAGCAAAGTTTTTATGTCTAGCCCTGCGCAGTCAATCTTCTTCTTGTTAACGTGGTAATGACTGACAAATCCACGCTCCTTGCCATAAGTCCAAGCCTGCTCGTAACCTGTGGAGGTTTTGCCGAACTGGTTCGTTGGGGTGTCCAATGGAACATCGCAAGCGTTATGAATAGCCTTCCATAGTGCTTGGAGTGCTTGGATCTGAACCGGGTAGAAACCAAGGAATGGGTCGCGCTTACTTTTGTGGACCCAAGCTCCTTCAATCAACGGTCTTTCGCCAAATCCCTTGCGGACATAAGTGCTCTGATACTTTGGATAATATGCATTTGATATCTCAACGCCAACAGACTTGCGATTTACATTGCCAGCGTGGAATGCGGCGTGCTGTAGGTCGAGTGTCTGGTAGATTGTGCCGTCGTTGTCAATAAGGAAGTGAACAGATATACCACGTTTGTCCAAGACTCTCTGGCATTGCGTTGAAGATAAACAAACGTCCCAATGGTTAACGAATAATTTAACATCGCGCTTTGGTCTGCCTGTATAGTCATAATAGGTGCCTGAGCGGGCAGCGAGACCGCCGCGCTCTGACCATAGGATAAGTTTATCCCATTTGATAGGGGTAAACTCTCCATTGTAAACAATATAATTTGAATAAATGGGGTCTTCAGGCTTGTGATCATCGATGTTCTCTTGCCTTTCGACCCAAAGACGACGGAAGGTAGATGGACCACATAGCCCATCTGCCGTAAGTCCATAGCTCTTCTGAAATCGCTTGATGGCTCTTACAAGTTTATCATCAAAATACTTTTCTCCAAACCAAGTTGGATCCCAACCAAGATTGTTTGCTGATGACTGGTTATAAAAGTCTTTATCCATTTATTCAATTACTCCTATTACATAGTTCTCTAAAATCGTGTAATAAGTAGAATGTTCTACGCTTAATTCTTCCAACATTTTCTTATCTATCACAATTTTATCGCCTTTTTCGCATCGGAAAGAGACATCTTCTGCAACACCAGAGACCTCAACTACAACATGATTTTGTTCTGGTGCTTTATAATCGTCTGGTAACAAAATGCCTGAATCTGACTTCTCCTGTGGTGGGGAGTAATTGACTAAAATGTGTCTATTAACTGGTCTTAACACGATTTACCTCCTGAGTTATAACTTTGTCGTGTGTCTTGTAAATTTCTACGTGCATAAATATAGTGGTCCTACTATTACAATTCTTGCAATACATCTGAACTGCTATATTATTAGCTGCGCTTGCCTGTCCTTCAGACGCTGGCAACCAATGACAACTGGCGCACTTGCCATTTTTGTTGGCAAGTCGCAGTTCCTTTTCTTCAAATAAGTGATTAAAGTTCATCTTTCCTCCTAGAATTCACAATGATCTGAATCACAGAACTTAGTTCCTGCGCCACCTTCCTCAGTGGAAAAGCGCTGAACAGGGTTTATGTTCTTTGACATTTCTTCATACTGCTCTTTCGTAATAGGCTCGTATGGTGCTTGGACATATCCAGTCTCTTCGTAGCGAAGGAAGGATACAGCCTTCAATCTAGTTTCATACATTTCAAGAGCGGTCTTGATGTCTGCTGCCTCTTCTGGCTTGAAGGTGACTGTGATAGAAACAGAGTTGTCAGCCCAGTAGTGTTGGTATTGTGCTGCAATCTCAAGCTGCTCCCACATGGTAGCTTCTCTCTTTCCCTTCTGAAAATGTTGCTCACGAACAGGGAATTCAACACACATGGTGTTTGGAGAATAGTGATCTTTCTCAATCTTGTAGCCAGCATCTCGCAGTGCTGCTAGCATATCGCTATCGGCAGCGAAGCGAATACGACGAATATAATATTCATCTTCTGGATAATGGATGCCGGGTGTTGAGCCATTCAGCAAAGATACCGTACCAGAGGGCTTGATACTAGTCATGCGAACAGATTGTGGGATACAAAGCCAATCTGAGTATTGCTTGTCAAGTTCACGGACATAGCCATAGGCGTCATCGCACCAATTTAATACCTGACGGCGACCAAACTTATTGAAAGCCTGAACAACTCCAGATTGTGAAAGTCCGATGCGACGATTCTTTAGCATCTTTGCGTTGGTCTCCGCCCAATGCGTGTTGGCTAGAGTGACCGTCTTGCCGTAAAGATAGGCAATCTTGAGTGTTGCGAGGTAATCCTCGTAAGTTTCATGCTTCGCTGGGAAAGTCTCAACAAGGCAGCAAAGCTCAGCATCTTCTAGCTGCTGCTCAACGCAAGGGTTGAAACCCATAACATTCTTGTCGTCATCACGAGGAGGATCGGCAAAGCGACCACGAGTTCTGGCATTGTCTAGCCAGATATAGCCCGGCTCGCCATTCTTCTGTGACTGCTCTGCGTGCCAAGTGTAATCCTGACCTACAATAGCGTGGAAAGAATTGTTAGAACCCCAGCGATGGTGAGCAAGCTTCTCTGAATCATTCTTCATCTGAAGATATTCAAAATCCTCGTGATTACCAAGTGCCAAAGCTGCTGATCGACGAACATTACCAGCGACGACGCAGCGTCCAATTAGGTTTTCTGTATCCACAATGTCAACAGAGGTAATTGGCTGCCCAATGCGAGCAGTGTACAATTCTCTTAGACTTTCATGTAATTCTGTTAGAGGTCCTGCTCCGCTGGAGGTTCCGCCAAAACCATGGATGGGGGCACCATAAGGACGAATTCCTGAGTAATCAAAATTAGGAACCTTGGCACCATAAAAGAATCCATTCAACAATATTTGAACTGACTCAACCCAACCTTCACGAGAATCAGGAATCACAAAATTTTCATTTGTGAATTCTGGCTGTTGCACCGTCAAAGTCCCTGCTCCTAGAGTGTCGAACCCAACACCAATTCCTAGCATGAGGGCATCCATCATCCAAGAGAAAAGATATCCACCTTTGGTGTTAACCTCTCGTGTGGAACGAAAAGCGCAGTTGAATAGACCTGCAGCGGTACGCTCATTGACAAACTTTGTACCCATCATCCAGAGTCCGCGACCGGGTGGAGTCCACTTCAGAGTGAATAGACGCTCGTAAGCATCCTTCGCAGTCTTCTGAGACTTTTGATCGCTCCACTCAAGACCGAGCTTGTAGACGTGCTGCTTCTGCATTTCAAACATACCCTCAATAACACGGCGGCAGGTCTGATACCACTCTTCTGTGCCAGTAGCACCTTCTTCAAATTCACTCAATCTGCGGGCATAGGTCCGCTTAAAAGTGACATAACCAAGAGGTCCCCATGGGACTTCACGATCCCTGTATTGGTCAATAAATGTATCTGATAACTTAAATCTACGAATGTGTGTTCTCATTTGCTTTTGCTCCTTAGCTTTCTGAACTTGTCATACTTGTTTTTCAATATTTCTTTTTGTCCCTTCGCGTCAATAGCAACCGGATTGGAGGCTATTTGTGCTGCCGCGCCGGAAGGAACGATTGGCTTTGGCAACATTTTGATGCATACATTAGATGTATCCATAAAGAGATCATAAACAATACCATCAGGTCCGTTACGATTCTTGGCAATAAACATTTTGGCTCTGTTATTCTGTTTGTCTTCGATAGTACGAGATAGAGTGCAAATGAAGTCAGCGACAAAACACTTGTTGAATGCTTCAGAAATCTGCTCCATGGTCACAACCTCTGCATTGAGTCCAGAGCGGTTGGTCTGAGATGCTGTCCAGACAGGACAATTCATCTCGTTAGAGAGACCTCTCAGTTCCTCGTAGATTGACTCCAGTTCCGTTCTTTTTTCTTTCCGAACTACGACGGGTCTCAACAAATCTGCGTAGTCTACGATGATTAGACCGGGCTGTATGCCCCTCTTTACTAGACGGGCAAGGTGTGCCTTGATTGTGTTCGTGGACGCTGACTTGGTTGGGTATTCTTTGACGATTAGTGTCCCGTCAAGATTCTTAATCTCTTCAAAGATCTCGTCCTTGAAGTTTGTAAGGTCTGACAGAGGATACTTTGTGATACAAGAATCATAGCGACAAGCAACAACCGTATCTTGCAATTCCAGAGTGTAATGAACAACAGTCTTGCCCTCTTTGATAGCTTGAGATCCAAGGTGAACAAGAGCCATAGACTTACCTGCCCCAGTAGGAGCAATGACGACGCCAAGCTCGTTTCTACCAAGTCCGCCACTTGTAATTGTATCAATTTCAGTCCATCCTGTTGTTACTGGGAGCCTGAACTTAGGCTTATATCTTTCCTCAAAGTCCGCGATGAAATCGTGTCCGAAGTTATTCTCAGAGCCCAGCTTTAGGGCATCGTTGATTACCTTTGATATCTCATCAAAAGAACAAGTCTGTAGTAAGTTAACAGACTTCATCATAGCTTCTTTTAGCTTCTGCTTACGGCAGAAGTCAAGAGAAGTTTCCTTGATATAATCTATATCATCTGTAATCTCATTAGTGTGAACTCTCGCAAAGTAATCACGAACCTGCTGTTGTGTTACTTCACTCTCGCGGTCAAGTTCTGTCCGCAAAATAGAAATCATCGCATTTGTAGATGGATGCTTTCCATACTTCACTCTGTATTCTACGATCTTCGCAACAAACGCACGAAGATATTCAAGCTCTAGAAACTCAACGTCTAGAACTTCAGTTATCTGATCTGCGAAGGGTCGGTCCTCAAAAATGAGTTGAACCAACCCCTCTTGGAAGGACTTTCCATACCTTCCAAAGTCTGCTTTGTGTGCAAGCATAATGCTCCTAGGTCTCGCACTTATAAATATAACATACCTAGCTTAAAAGTCAAGGCGAGTTAGAAGTTTTTTTTGCTCTTGACGCTGCCTAACTTTTTCTACCAGTTCTTGCAAGACCAGTAGCGGGCTTTCAATTTAGATCCGGGATTATCGCAATTGTGACGGGCGCGGAAATTCTTTCTGCGTCCTTTCTGCTTACGTTTAATCTTCAACCCAGCGTCTCCATAACGGATAATCTTTTCAGTTCCACCATCACAAGCCTTAACAACAAACTTCTTTTTGCCGTGACCTGCTTCACCCTTACGGATTCGGCGGGGGGAGTTACACTTCATCTTGTCCTTGGCGGACTTCTTCTTCTTTTTCTTTTCGTCAAGAACAGCCTGATACTCTTCTTTGATTACTTGTCTGACATATGATTCTGTGAGTTCCATTACTTCTTAGATTTCCTTTTTGCTTTTTTACCCCAAGACTTACCCTTACCTCTTTCTTTACATGCGCCGGGAGTCGGGCGGCACGCCGGGTATTTCTTTCTCTTTTCTCCAGAAGAGCGACCACAAGACTTGTAGCCACCTTTCCCATCGGGTGAGTTACAATCAACCCAGCCCTTCTTCTTACCTTTCGCGCCTTTACGACCAAACCAGTCTCTTAGGCTTGATTCTTTGCTTGATTCAGTTCCCGCCTTCTTGCGTTTCTTTTTTTTTTCGTCAAGTACGGCTTTGTATTCCTCTTGAATTATTTGTAGTAGTTGATCGTCAAACTCTATGCTTTCTTTCTTTTTGGACTTATTGCCCCAGTTGGCAGCACCAACTTTGCGGCACTTAACGAGAGCCCCACTGGCATAAGCAGAAGGCCACACGTCATAACGAGCGCGCACCTTGTGGTAGCAAGCATCACGCTTTGCTTTCTTCTTCTTTTTCTTCTTACGCTTCTTTCTTTTCTCATCTAACGCCATCTCTTCAAGAGCGTCTTCATCAATTTCGTAAAGGTCTTCCATTTACTACACCTCGGTAATAAATAGTGTCACCTTTCATTACATTCCCTTGAAATCTTATTCAAGAATGTTTTTAGCTCTTCCCAATTTAATTCACCAAAACCATCGTCCATCATCAGCTTCAACAATTCAGTCTTATTGAAGTCACACTCAAAATTGTCAAGTGAATAATCAATAGTCTGTTTGCCTTGCACTGAGATTAGCGGAGAATACAACTGCATCATATTATAGTTGTGTTGAACAAGATCTCTTGATTCTACAATGTTTTTATAAACCTTCAGTTTTGAGTCTATGTTCTCGCAGTATTCCATCAACTCATCAATGGTAATCGTGCGTTCTTCCTTCATAAAAGGCAGCTTGCTGGCAATAGTCTTCATGCCAACGCGACTGACACCCGGAAGATTGTCACTAGCGTCACCATCCATCGCACGAGCAAGTGCCATGTTCGTAGGGTGAACTCCCATAGATTCAATCACAGTCTTTTTGGTTTCAATCTTATCTGTAGTTGGTCGATATACTACCGTCTCCTCATCGCAAAGCTGCAGAAAATCTTTGTCGTTTGAGACAATGACCTTTTGCCACCCTTGGTAGTGCCGGGAATTACAAACGTATGAGATAATATCGTCTGCTTCAACTCTCTCAAGGATAAGCTGAATGACTGGCATCTGATTTAGATATTCAATTGTTCTCATCTGCTGCCACAGCTTATTCTGTAGTTCCTCATTCTCGGTTAGATTATGAACAGCACGATTAAGGCGCAAAGGCTTGCGACCTTCTTTATAGTTAGAATCAAGAGTCTTGCGCTTTTGAGAACCATTTGGTCCGTCCCAACAGATCACAATCTCGTTTGGCTTGGTGATTCTCACCAACTTTTGTAGGATCTTCATCGATCCCTTGATTCCACCGATAGGCTGTCCGTGATTGGACAGGCTCGGATCAACGATAAACGCCCTCAAGAACATGTTGAGGGCGTCGATAACTAGCACACGCTTCATGCAATACCTCCACCCCTAATATAACGGGGTGGAGGCTCGCTGTCAAGAGGCTTTATCTACTTCGTAGAAATCAGATGCCTCGCCTTCGCGCTTGTCAAACTTCTGGACGACCACTTCATCCATAAAGTCCACGACGTGCTGGCGGAACTCTTCATCCTTCTCTAGAAGACTAACCCACTTACTGGGCTGGAATCTCTTAGTGTAACCCTTATGTTCGAGAGTGTACCAAGATCCAGCGACGGTCATAAAATTCTTAAGAGCCTCGAACCAAGATGCTTCATCCTGCACCCCAATATTTTCAGTTCCCCAGAGGATTCGGAAAGTACAAGTTCTACCCTGTGTACCAAAGCGAGACTTTTCTAACTTTACCTTGACCTCGGATCCAATACGGAAACCATTTTCATCATTGACGTATGCTGCCTTACTCTTGCGACCTGTAAGCCAGACACGAAGAGAGTAAGAGTAATGCATCGCCTTACCACCGGGAGTGATGTAAGGAGTTGTCATAGCAATCTGGCGAGCCGCCGGTCCCTGTGGAATGTTGGTCTTCAACTGATTGAGAACAAGGAATGTTGCACGCTTGTCTGCTAGAGGCACGATTAGTTTAGACATACCCTTAGCAAGAATACGTGCCTTTGTTGCGACTGAAGATTGTGGGTTGAAATCGCCTTCAACATCTGAGATAGATGGTGTGAATGCGAGAGAGTCCCAGATAAAAAGCACCTTATCATCAGTTGCACCAAGAACATCTTCTATCGTCTCAAGCACAAATTCAACAGACTGTGCCTGGATATACGCCATTGATCCAAGATCGCAGCCTGCCTTTTCTAAGAAAGTTGGGTCAATTGCAGACTCTGAATCAAAATAGAATACGTTGATTCCCATCTTCTGTGCGTTTGCTGCTACCTGCGCAGCAAGAAAGGACTTACCTGTTGCTTCAAGTCCTGCAAGTTCTGTTACCTTACCAACTGGAATACCTGCATACTTGCCCTTGCAGATAATAGAATCAAGCCAGCGTGATCCTGTTGGGATCCACTCCTTGACCTCTGTTGGGTTGTCTTCTCGTAGGTCGTGAGCGACATTGCGACCTGCCTTTTTATTTATCATCGCTCTAAGGTCAGACATAGATACACGTCCAGCCTTAGCCTTTGCTTTAGCCATATATTTCTCCTTAATTTAATTTTCTTTTCTTTATTTTTATTTAATTTTTGAGCCGAAGCTCAGTAGTAATTATAACACACCAAAAGCAAAAGTGCAACCAAAAACCCCCACCTTTTTAGGGGTGGGGGTTAAAATAAAAATCAAGCACGCTGTACAAGTCTAGGAGTTCTAAGTTGAGCTTCTTTTTTGACAGTATCTTTATGAAGAACAACAGTTCTACCAATTTTCATGTGTTTTGAAGCAAATGCTCTGTTATTATGAAATCCATAAGTCTTGCCAGATAAGCCAAGTATTTCTTGTGCACGGTTGGTCTTGATAAAATTCTCAATGCCGTTCTTGAGATCAGATTTTGAAACATCAAAATCATGAATCCATTTTGCGTTTGTATCAATGGTACACATTCCATTACCAGCCATTTCTATACCCGGAATCAATCCTTTTCGTATACTCTGGTCACTAATGCCGCCAAAAAGGTTAGCAACCTTCTTCCAGTGGCTTACTATTGTCTGCTCTGACTTGCTCTTCTGAGAAAGCGTACCAAATGTCATATTTGCCCAGTCAGTGTCAGAAAATTGAACCATTAGTTCTCCACTCACATCTGATGAAATTCCCAAGTCATCCAGGGTTGCAAGAAGGTGACTTAATTGTATTTGTCTAGACATATTTACCTCTTTATCCAGCCATCAGTTCGTCAAATGCTTTGTCAACACTTGACTTCTGGGTGTTGTTATACTGGGTGGTCTCGCGTGACCGCGACTCAGCAGAATTATCACCTGAGAGCGTAGAGTCAAGGATTGCACCAACCTCCTCAGAGGAATAACGAGTGAACAGCGAATCGATATCCGGCATGTTCTGAAGCAAGCCGGGGATTGCATCCTTATCCTCAAGAAGAGGACTGGTGTTACGACGCATCTTCATGTTAGTCTGTGGATATGCGCCGGGGCGAGTTGGCTTGGTGTAAGTAATCGTAATATCAGTGCCGCCCGTTGGGTCAGTAATATCACCATACTCAGGGTCGAGAATGTATCCAAGCAGAAGCTCGTAAGCAGTCTTGCCATAGCCGTAGACCTTAACGCCCTCGGACTCAAGACCGCGAACAACTACGGGCGAGAAGTAACGAGTGCGAACGAATAGGCTCTTAGCAAGCTTCTTGGTTTCCTCATCATTGTTGTCGGTTCCGTCGCGCCATAGCTGTGATGCAAAGTCACAGATTGGACAAGCTTCACCAAAGTTACGCTTTGGACACATAACGCCGCCCTTGTGACCTTCAATGTTATAGTGGAAGAAAATCTCCTTGAGTGGATCTCCATCCGGGGCAGGGACGATACGCACATCGGTATCTCCCTCATCTGGCTTAAACCAGACACTTGTCTTATCTCCGCGTCCTTCTCCTCGGAGTGCGGCAAGCTTCTTCCGCATCAGTTCCATGTTGATTCCCATAATAGTCTCCTTGTTGTTGGGTATAGTATAGTAAGCGTTCCTTACCATCTTAATGTAACACTCTGATCATAGCCTGTCAAGAGTATTTTTTAGGGCATGTTTGTGAGCTTCCCCTTGCTCATCTTTAATGTAACGTGATCAGCCTGTGCTGTCAAGTATAATTTGTCCTTGGATGAAATTTGTGTGAGCTACACAGAAACCGAAGTCTGTTTCGTAAGGCGACTCATAGATAGCATAAGTCACATTTTTGAAAGCGTTTCTGGGCTTCTTTTTCAAGCTCTCAACCACTCGGGAATGAAGTTTTCCATCCGTCTCCAAGCGATTAGTTGCTATACATAAATAGTATGCTACATCACGATCTTCCTCTAATTTATAGTACCAACTCTCAGTTAATTTATCAACTGAGATTATGCCTATTGAGCGTATTTTCTGGACTTCCGAGGGCTTGGAAAGGTTGCCAACAAGTGGCTCGGTATGATCAAAAACATTCAAGTAATGAACAGCATAATATATGCTCTTGTTGAGAGTTTGAAAATACTTTTTTATTGGAATCTCTCCTATTGTCTTCTCGATTGCTGGGTTTGACAAGATTGTGAAGCTCTTGAACAGCCCAGACCTTGCATACTGCTGTAGTATACCAAAGATTGCCCTCTCTTGTAGTTTAAGTTCACCTATGAGAAGGTCTACATCGGGTTTAATATAAAAAATTTCTATCTCTTTATCCCTTATCTGTTGTAAAATTGCAAGTGTGTAGTTTGCAGAGAAAGATGAGCCGCAAACAAACACCTGAACTCTGTCTTGTATAGCCAAAAGTGTCTTATAAGATGAAAGTTTGGGTGCCTGTTCCTCACAATCTTCTACTTTTTTTACTTTTGGCAAACATCTGGTGTATTTTGTATTGTCTCCTCCCTCCGAGAACAAAAAACAATTATATTCTTTGTGATCTTGGAACAAAGACACAACATTGCATCCAGCATCGCCTATTCCTATCAGCGATATCATAACTTCAACTCCTTCAACTCACCGTAATTCTTTCCTGCCTTAACATTTGCTCTAAACGAACCAAGTTTGTTGTTCTGGAACACCTCCTTCAACTCTGGGATAAGATATCTATCATCCTCATGTATGTCAAGCACGATTTCATCATGGACTATGAAAGCGACTTTAGATTCAGTGTTCTCAAGGAAGTGATCAAGGGCTACAGCACGATCAATTGTAAGATCGGCTGTTGTGCTCTGAATAATGTAATTGAAAGCCTTACGAGAATCAACTTTAATGCTTCTCCCGAGGGGGGTATCCACAGTTTTACCATTGTAGTGTTTGTCCAAGACAAGTTTTCTGCTATAGACTGAATCATCCAGTGAATCATCATCATGATTGTAGAAAGAGGAGAAAAACCTGACCTTTGCTTCTTCTCGGTCAATGGGCGAGCCCCCATATAGATGGGTCATATTCCAAAGATGGATATCCTCTTCGGGCTGCTCATGACCTGAAAGTGCCAAGAAGGTGCGAATCTCTGCTCCATTGTAATCAAGGGACAAAAACCAGTCATTTGTGGGCTTGACTAGAGAGCGAAGCTTAGACTTCATTGTAAGGATTGGATTGCTATCTTTGCGGGTCGTCAGACGACCTGTGACAGTTCCAAAAAGATTGTAGTCAACATAGTGTGACTTATTTTTTACAATGCCCTGAATGTCTTTTCTGTCGCCTGTAGTTGTCATCAAGCCACGGCATCCGTCAACATTGATGTTCATTTTTTGATAACGGATTTTGTGGATCAACTTATAAGCCCGATCAAGGTGCTCATAATTTTTAGGTCGAGAATAGGTCTCAAATACGTGCTGGGTGATCTTATTACGGATTTCACAAAATTCTAACAGAAAGTCGGATGGCACGAGATCAAAAAAACAGTTATCTCTCAGATTGATTCTAGCTATCTGAAATGATTTTAAATATGCTTTGAAAGTTTTTTGGACCTCTGATAGTTCTTCTTTTAAATCGTCAGGGCATGCTTCCTGAAGGTTTTTGCCGCCGGTGTATAGCCAACCATATTCAATGTTGTCATCTTGAACAGAGCCCGTATACTTCCAAGTTTTAGAAAGTGAGTCGGGTATATCATCAAAATGTAATTTCCCATCGACGTAAACCCCAACACACTCTGACTTGTCATCAAGTGTCTGAAAAATCATATATCCTCACGAAGTTTCTGTACCCTAGTAATATAGCTCAAGGATCCTCTGTAGTCAAACGGTTGCGAGATAAAAATTTCAAATCGACGAATTGCTTCTCTTAGATTTTTTGTTCTTGACAAACTTACCACATCAGTTATGATCTGTTCTTGAGTGGCTGCACTGTGTTTTGTTTCTTCTTCTAAGAATCTTAATCTGCAATATAATTTAATAAAATAATCTTCATTATATAAATTAGTAATTTTTTCTAATGTATATAATTTAGGATTAATAATTTTTACTTTACTAGAACACTCATCAAAACCCATGGTTGCCGTAGATAAAGAATTATACAATGTAAATAATTGTTGCTTAAATGTTTGATAGTAGTTATAATCAGTTTGTGTAAAAGCAAAAGTTAAAACTTCGTCAGTAGAGTCATAGCCATATTCTGAAGCATAAGCCTGCATTGCTTCGGAATCCAAATCTGCTACAATTCTCCAAGGAGCCAATATATCTACCATAAAGCCAAATGAATTACAAGCATTTAAATAATATTCAAAATTTGGTGAATTTACAAATTGATTGATTTTTTCTTCGTCATTTGTATAAGATAAATCTGCGATTTCTATCGTTATCCCGTTTGTCAACATGGGATTAAATTTGCTTTTCATAAAGCCTGTTTTGGTTAGTGGATAATGTGATACAGAATTTTTACAAAAATTGTTTACAAAATCTATAAATGTATCAAAATTAAAAATTTCAAAATTTTGATTATCTCTAAACAATTTCATGCCTTCAATTAATTGAGATATATATCTAGAATATGCCACATCGTGTTTTTGATAAGCATCATAAGCCTTCAGATTTGACAAGTACGGATCCCCCAATCTGATGCTTCTTATTTGAGTTGATTTTTTAAATTGTCTACTTAGGTCGAAAAAGGCATCATGTACAAAACCCATAACTTTTAAATTCAAACTACCTTCATCAATATTTGCTATACGTTTAAACACTGTTAATGAGTCGCGAGCCTGCATTGATACAAAATTTCTATTTACTTTTCCATACATTAATTTTTCAGCAAAATTAAAATCAACTAAACAGGAATATTGCTCAGAAAGCTGCAAAAGAACATCTTTATATATGATTGTTTTGTTGTATAAATTTTTTGTACTTTCGTTATTTGATTGTTTATAAAAAAAAGACATATTGTTATCCTTACGGTGTCGGCGTAGGTGTTGCGGACGGGCTCGGTGAGCCAGTTGGAGCAGCAGTAGCGCTGCCAGGAGCACCAGCGGTCGAAGGAACTGGTGCGGGGACTGGCGCAGCGGTGGTATTATTTGGCCTAGTTCCACTACTAGTAAACACAGAGCATTTGCTAGGGGCTTCTTCGCCTTGTTCCTTCCTCTTTGAGAGCAATTTGGTTCTAACATATTGACCATCAGCACTTGCAACCCACTGAGCTATAATTTCTGTAGAACCGTCTCCAGGCTTAATAGAATTGTTTGCTTTTATAACCATTAAATAACCACCAATACCATATTTTGTTAAGTCTTCGTCAATCTCGACTGTTGGATCAAAGCCTTTTGGTTCTACGAAAATATAAGATCCGGGTATTGTTTGAGGGTTGAAAAATGTTTGTATATTCACGTTATATACTTCGCGAAGTTGCGTTAGTCCATCATATCCTTCAAGCTCATATCGAGCTTCCTTTAAATAAGGAGCATCTGTTTTCTGAAGTGTGATGCTTTTTACTATTCCTTGATTTTCTCCCAATGTATAGTGAAATAAACCCCTGGCTTCATCAACTGCCCTGTTGCCAGTGAACTCACCGGCAGGGTGTTGAGAACCGGCAAAAAATACATAGTAATTTTTCATTTTTGATACATCCAATTGTGAAGCAGGATCACCCTTGGGACCTGACACTGCTAGTATTGGATATTTATCTGTAACTTTTGCTTGATCAAAATAATTGTGTTCCATACCGTTTTTAATTATATGAGATGTTAAATCATCTTTTGAGCCACTTGGCGGCGATAAAACATCATAAGCAGATATTACGGTGCTATTAAGTTTTACTTTTTTGTATTTTTGAGAACTTGGGCATTTTCTTGAATTTAAAAATGATCCTAGAAGATCTTTAATTAATTCTTTTACAAATCTTGAAAAAGGATAATTTGATAAATTTCTAGAATTTATCTTTGAATCCAAGAAAGAGAAAAAGAAGTCATGACTAACAGGTATGTCTCCAAGAGAGCAATTTATTGGCTGTTCAGGCGAAGAAGCCAAAAGTAAATTTATAGGACCCAAAAGCAATCTAAAATTTTCAAATTGTAGTTTTCTATTTTGAACAATATTTGATGATTTTTTAAATTGTTCTTCAACTG